GCAAAGTTGAGGGGGTACGCGACCACAGACTTACGAACACCCATCGTAGGCGCATATCTTCGCACAGTTGCACGAATCAACAAGATCGACTTGCAACCTTACTCGTGCGACGCCCAAGATGAGATGGAGCGATTGTATGTCCACGACCGCGATATGTATTATCGCGTCGCCAACGGCCCATTTCCGTGGGACGAAGGAGCATCGGCTGAGATGTTTGACGCTGTCCGCAAAGAGTTCGGGTTCACCGGCACCGAGCTCCGAGCATACGTCAAAGCTATCGAGAAGGCACAAACCTGGGGCGAGCTCGAAGAGCTTCAGCTACCGCGTGTCGGCGAAGCCAAGGAGGATCCCCCCAACATCCTTCGCATGGCTTCACACAGGCCGCCGCGTCCAGGCCAGCCTGGCTGCGAGCTTGAATCACCCAATGAGGTGTTCGACGACGAAAACCCACTTTCCGAGGCTGACGCTGCCTCCCGCTACGAATCTTTCGTAGAGACGAGCAGCTCCCCGACGTTCAAGTGGTTCGAACACCCCCCTGCGTGAGGCACTCGCGGTCTCCTAGTTCACCCCGCCCCCCCCGGCGGAAAAGCGTGACGGGTTAGCAACCCGGAATCATACTATAGGTGTAAGAGCTTGCCGGCTCGAATTTGATCCTGACTAACAGTTTCGGTCGAATAATAGCTTTCATTACTACACAATGGCGGATTATGCTAACATGCCTGCTGCCGATATCGTGCGTCTTGTGCGTGGAAAAGATCCCATGCACGGACTTTGCGAATCGCGGCAAATCTCGCACGAGGCGCGTGACTGGCTCAAATTAGCAGTTGACCCCTTTCATGACCTGCAGCTTGACAATCTCAAAGGATATCCTGATTTGTCTACCGAGCCGTCGGTCGTCGTTAAGGTCCGCCAAGCCATTGAGATTTCAGCGCCATCTACCCTTGCCCCCAACACCAACTGGGATTGCCACATCGTGACGTCTCCCATTGATTGGGCTAAGCCAAATGGCTTGGGTGATGGGGCTCTACCCCCCCTAAACGGGTACAACAAAATGGCCCGATCTCTGCCACAGGGGACTACCGCCGCACCGGCTTTCGGTGCTGGCGTTTACACCCTTGGTACATCAGGCGACGTTGACCAGACCGCAAGGTTGGACGGGTTGCTCATTAACTCCGTCCCTGCCGGCGGCGCTTTAGGCGCAGACAATACTTACACACCTCTGCACTGTCCCAACACTGAGACAGGGGGTTACCAACTTCAGAACATCAACCTTGACAAGTACCTGGATTTTGACAAAACTGACCTCGGAGTATATCGCCTTATTTACTCCGGGTTCGAAGTTGTCAACACCACGGCCCAAATCTCTAAGCAGGGCGCGGTGACCGTCTACGAGTACGGCCAATCTTATGAACCAGCGGCCGC